TCTGCTATGGCAGATGTGCGTGAAAGACTTAGCACCCACCTCAAACGTATGTCAGATAGACTGACGACTGACTATGTAGGCGGTGAGGCTAAGCAAAGGCGCTTTCACGACACGCTTGTCGATGGTGCGCTAGAGTTGTGTGATCTCACTAAGGCATTGAACGTAACCAATGACGTTGCCCTTGAGACTGCACGTAGTCAGTTAGAGCAGTTACTTGTGGGTGTTACGCCTACGGATCTGCGAAAGAACGAGGCTATCCGTCAAGACGTCAAGAGAAACGTCGATGCCATCCTCGACAAGTTCAACTTCTGAAAGGTAATCATGAAAACTAAATACTTAACACACGTTCGTCGCATCTTTTCTACATACGATGCACCTCCCGAAACCATCCGCAGTTATCAACGCCAATGGGTACGCTCTATCCGTAGGCTTGGTGACAAGTGGTTGGTTGCTCGTCAGGTTCCACGTTTGGACATGTGATGCGATTTCGTCGTACTGCTACACCAAAGAAGTATCTGACTCAGGCAGAGGTAGAGAGTCGTCTATATGGCGCACCTCTGCCCGACCTACATAAGCACACACGCCCCCTTAGTGGGGGTGCGTTGGAAGCAAAAGAAATTCTTAACAAAATACAAGGAACAACTAGAAAGGAAACGGTCATGCCTGATATTCAAACCGCACTTAAAAGCGCAATCGATGCGTGGGAACCCACCCCCACAGGACAACAACTCAAGGAGAAACTTATGACAAAAACCCCATTCGCAATTCAAAACAACGTAACTCGTGTGACCTTTGACTATATAAAGTTACACCCGGGCACTACCGCCGCCGCCGCGAGTCGTGATCTCACCAAGCATGGCTTCAAAGAGTCATCAGTCACGGCACTCATGGCGCAATTTGTACGTGCTGGTCTAGCTACTCGGGATAACAACCATGGCTATCGCGTTACTGTGGACGAGTACACACCCATGAAGGCAAGCGCTAAGTATGCCAAAAAGTCAAGCCCGAAACCCAAAGCGACCGCTAACGACCACAAGCGACCACTAACGACCACCCCACAGAACGATGGCATTGCCGCGCTACATCCCGAAGCTACAAGCAAGCGAGTGGTGAATACGATTGTGTTTGGTAAGCCTCCAGAAGAAGTTGTTAAACACATGAATGTGTTGCAGGCACGCGAGTTGTACGACTACCTCAAAAAAATGTTTGGAGGTTGATATGGACTCGATACAACTGCAAAATGAATTGGTTGACGGCTTGACTCAAGAACTGTGTAAAGTTATTGAGCGTTACGAAGGCACGATACGCGCCACTACTGTGCTAGGCGTGTTGGAAATAGTTAAGCACAGTATTCTTTTAGAAATTATGGAGGACTAGCATGAGAGAAGATCAAAAGCAACAAGCGTTTCCAGACGATGGGCATTTTGGCATCAGTATTCGTGACTACTTTGCGGCGCGAGCTATGCAAGGTATGTTTAGCAATTCTGAACTGACAACAGTAATAAATTCACACGATCAGTTTGCGGAGTTATCTTACAGGATGGCAGACGCCATGTTGAGAGCGAGGGAACATGACACAAGATGAAGTACTTGAAACGCTACGTCAAGCTGTGCGCAATCACACGCTAGAAGAAGTGGCGCAGGAGTTCGATGCCATGCGCATCGCCTTTGGTGATACCGCTCACAGTTTTGCACAGTACGTTAGAGAGATGAAGAGTGAAGAGTAATCACAATATTATTCGTGCGTTACTCAAACAGCACCCCGATGGTTTGAAGTCAAGCGATATATCTAGGCTAACTGGCATAGAAGTTCGTTCTGTCAACAAATCATTGGAGGGTGTGTTTGGTGTGTACGTCGATCGGTGGGAGAATTCAACTCACCGCAACACACTAGCCGCAATCTGGGTCGTCGTTGACGTGCCTGACAACTGCCCGAAACCTGAGAATACAGGCAGAAGAACCAAATTAAATTCAGAGGACTGACGTGTTCACGATAAGATGATTTGTGCAAGCCCAGTAGATGCGACCACACTTTGTCGGCAACAAGGGGCGTCCAGTCCTTTGAGTAATTGACCTCTTGTTGCCATTCCAATAACGCGACACGAGGGGGCGCGTAATCTACTTTACCCCCTCACCTAATTTAACCGGAGAATCAAGTGGACAAAGACCAAAGTTACACATACAACACAGAAATCGGCATCACAAAAATAGATCAAACAACCATCCTGTTCAAAGACGCGATGCGCTACCGCAAGATGCGAGAGCTCCTCGACACGTTGGTCATCATGGACAAAGACAAAGGTGCTATGCACTTTGAGAACAGCGATGACTTAGATGAGTACGTTGACAAGTGGCGCAAGAGCAGATCGCTACTCACCTCTGCAAGTATCACAGCGCAAGCGTTGGAGATACTGGAGAACCAACTCACAATGACAATTAAGGAGTCAAGGAAATGACGCCCGAGGTAAGGGTAAAGAAACAGATTAGAAAAATCTTAGATGAGTTGGGCGTGTACTACGCCATGCCCATCGGGACAGGATACGGGAACTCAGGGGTGCCTGACTTCCTTGTATGTGCCAACGGCAAGTTCGTTGGCATTGAAGCGAAAGCGGGTAAGGGTAAAACCACCGCTCTACAAGAAGCCCATCTAAGCCGCATACGTGGCGCAGGGGGGATAGCCGTTGTCATCAATGAGGACAACATACAAACTTTAAAGGAGGTCTTATCATGAGCGAAGCAATGTCACAAGAAGAGTTAGAGCAACGTATTAACAAGATGTCAGACGAAGAGCAGGCGCACTTCAAGCTACTGATATACAAGTTGGTGATGTGTTATGGAGAAGGGCAAGCGCAAGGCGTTGTCATCATTGGTCGCGCAGAGGATGCGTTTGCAGGAGTCGTTACCCTAAACTGTAATGAGATGGAGGCGTCGCAACTCATGTTGGCGGCAAACGATTTTTTCGGCTTTCTAAACGTCCTCGACGCACCACCCAAGGAGAGTTTTAATTGAGCAAACCATTTGACAAAATAATAACCATCGACTTTGAGACGTACTGGGATAGCAAAGAGTACACGCTCTCTAAGATGACAACCGAGGAGTACATACGCCATGATAAATTCAGAGCGTTCGGAGCTTGCGTCCATGTATACGGAAGCGATGAACCAATTAGATGGTTTGGAGATACGGAGTTACGTCAGTACCTTGATGGGATTGACTGGGGACGAACCGCAGTGCTTGCCCACAACGCACAGTTCGATGTATCAATTATGGAGTGGAGATATAACGCCCGACCATGTTTCATCTTCGACACGTTATCAATGGGACGAGCGCTTCGAGGAGTTGAAGTCGGCAACTCCCTTGCAAAATTGGCCTCCGATTATTCCCTCCCCCCAAAAGGCAATGCTGTTTACTCCACTAACGGACTATCAGTACTCACGCCGGAAATTGAAAAAGAGCTTGCCGACTACTGCGCCCATGATGTATTTCTGTGCGAGGAGATATTCAAACGACTTGTTAAAGGCTACCCTGCGAAAGAGCTACGGCTCATCGACATGACGCTCAAGATGTATACGCGTCCGCTGTTGCAATTAGACCAACAAATGTTAATCAAGGCACTAGCCGAGGAAGGAACTGCTCGTGAACAACTATTACAGAGGCTCGGCGTGGAGGATGCTGAGTTGGCATCGAACCCAAAGTTTGCTGAACTACTTACGAAACTCGGAGTTGTTCCGCCAACCAAGACAAGTAAAACCACAGGCAAGACAACGCTTGCCCTCGCTAAGAATGACGCCCTCTTCCAGACGTTGCTCAACAGTGAACGTGAAGACGTTGCCCTACTTTGTCAAGCGCGTCTTAAGGTTAAATCAACCACTGAGCGAACGCGTGCCCAAAGATTCCTTGACATCGGCAAACGCGGCACGCTCCCAGTTCCGCTCTCGTACTACGGGGCGCAGACGGGTAGGTGGACAGCGGCCAAAGGCTCGGCCATCAACATGCAAAACCTTAAGCGAGGTTCATTCCTACGCAAAGCGATTATGGCTCCCGAGGGCTACCAACTGGTCGTTGGGGACTTATCTCAGATTGAACCGCGAGTTCTCGCGTGGCTTTCGGATTACCAAGATATGCTCGACATCTTCAAGGGAGGTGGTGACCCTTACGCGGCTTTCGGGGCTCAGATGTTTAACATCCCGAACCTCACCAAAGAGTCTCATCCAGACCTACGCCAATCTGCAAAGTCTGCGCTACTTGGGTGCGGTTACGGCCTCGGTTGGGCTTCGTTTGCCTCTCAACTACTCGTCGGTTTCCTCGGTGCACCACCGGTCAGGTATTCGCGGGATTTTGCTAAGAGGTTAGGCGTTGACTCAGAGTATGCGCAAGCGTTCGTGAAGATGACTGACATTGATGACAAGCTATTCGACATCCCACACACATGTTCTACAGAAGACTTGCTGAACCACGTACTTGCGTCCAAGGCAATCATAGATACGTACAGGAGAACTGCGTACCCTGTTGTAGCGTTCTGGAGTCTCTGTGAAACAGCTTTACATAGAGCGCTTGTCAATGGTGAGGAACTGGTGTATAAATGCATTACGTTCCGCAAAGGCGAGATTGAATTGCCCAACGGAATGAAGTTGTTGTACCCTGATCTTCGCTATGAGAAGGACGACAAAGGTAGGAGCCAAGCAGTCTATGGGCCACACGCTACCAAGTTGTATGCAGGGAAGATAACGAACAACATTACGCAGGCATTGGCGCGTATTGTTATGACGGATGGTATGTTGAGGGTAGCAAAGAAATACCCGATCGCAGGCACAGTGCATGATGAGTTGATTGCTGTTGTACCTGACGATGAAGTGGTTGACGCTAAGACTTGGGTCTTGGCGCAAATGACTATGGAGCCAAGCTATATGCGTGGCATTCCATTAGACGCTGACGGTGGCGCTCACCGGAGATATGGATTAGCAAAAAGCTAGGAGAAGCAATGCAGATACCAAAACGCATACAAGTTGGCAACACTGAGTACGCCACAATCATGGTCGACAAAGCCAAACGACAAGACACGCTAGGCACAATCGACTACACACACGGCATCATCTGGCTTGCCAAGAGAGATGCTCACGGCAACAAGCTAGACAAAGTAGAACTGGCCGACTCGTTCTGGCATGAGATGACTCACGCTGTACTACACGACATGAAGCACGAGCTATGTAGTGACGAGAAGTTTGTTAATGCTTTTGCCAAGCGCCTTTCTTCTGCAATTAACTCAGCCCAACTATGAAACAACCCGCATGGTCACACTCATCCCTCAAAGATTTTGAGGGGTGCCAACGCCGATACCAAGAGGTCAAGGTTTTAAAGAACTACCCGTTCACTGAGACTGAGGCAACACGTTACGGCAATCAGGTACACAAAGCTATTGAGGACTACATCGCAGAGGGCAAACCAATACCCGCTGAGTACTCACAGTTTCAACCTGTGGTGG